TTGGCGATCTTCTCCAGGTAGGGCAAGACGCTTGCCCTGTCTTTGATCGGGCCGCCCTTCGGCTCGGCCACCCGCGACACGGCGAGGGAGCACCTTGCCGTCACGGTTTTTCCCCCTCGCGGTCGTACCCGTCATGGGCGCAACCGACCTGACCACACTCCCCGCAGAACCGCTCACGAGCGAGCGGGGTACAGTCGTCGGGGTCCTGGGGGAACGGGCGGTCATCCCCCACCATCATGAGCAAGACCTGACCGGTCCGGGGCTTAATGCCTGTCCAGGCGGTGTCCTGGTCCGGGGCGGTTTCCCACCCCAGCGCGTAACAAGCGACCCCCGGCCCGTAAGAGCGAGAGGTGACATGATCGATCCCGTGGAGGGGGTCGCCCTCCTGGAACGGTTCATAGTTGCTGGATAGTTCCAGGGCCTGCCAAACTCTGGGGGCCAGGTCCTTCTCCGCTTGAGTCTCCAACATCGTTGCCCCTCCTTTGGGCCTTCTGGGGCTCAGTCCTCGTCGGCTATGGCGTTTTCGATCGCGGAGGCTACGAGGTAGTCTCCCCACGCTTGGCGGCGGGCGCACACGGCCCGCCGGCACGCTCTCCACAACCTCGAACGATTGAACCCCTTGAGAGCTTCTCCCGTGTTCCCCCTCAGAGGGGCCGTCTGGTCGTAAAGCGCTTGCTTGATCTCTTCCCTTGTCATCGTCGGTCCTCCTTCTGTTACTGGGTACTCAGACTGAGATGGAGAGAGAGGGTGAAGGGCTCACCAGACTCTCCAAGCACAGTATACTAGCCCACTAGCGCGCACGGATAGGCTACAGAGAAGCCAGCTGGAAGAGCCCTGGAGGGCATGTAGCCCGGATTGTAGGCGGGTTTCCGCAACGCACCCGGGCGAGAAGTGCGGTAGTAACGCGCTTGTCGGCGCCTGACTAGCGCTACTTGCTCATCTGGACTGGACTTGACCGTGCTACGATGGCCTGGACTACGCTTGTGTTCGCTCTTCCCTCTCTTCGCTGGCTTCGAGAAAGTGACAGGATGATAGCCTGGATTGACTTTCTCGCCTTCTGGACGACGTTCGATGACCCACTCTCCAGCGCGCTTCACGACACGAGACGCGCAAGGATTGCGGGGTTCGACGCCTGAGCCGAGGGACCACGGCAGATCGGGCATGTCTCTCCTTTCTCCCTTGAGGGAGGGTGAACGGGCGTTTCGGTCAAAAGTCTGATTGAGCAAAGGGGCAAGAATAGGCCATGAAATGGGGTTCTGCCCCCTCCGCGTATCGGCTGCCGACCGCCCGAGCCCCCAAAGGGGCACTGACAGGCCTGCAAGGGCATAAATGCGAGGTATCCCGCACTATCGCCTAGCGATAATGAGAATGGGACGCCTTTCTAAGGGCGTCCCTTCGCTACAAGCGCATGAATGCGAGGTATCCCGCATGTCAGCGTACGCTCGACCGCCTCACCTTGTGGGTGCGTCTCTGCGGGCGCGCACCATCGTAGGCAATCAAGGCACACGCCAGTCTGGCTGTGGTGTCAGAATGCCCATAAGGGTAGATGTTGTGCTTCTGTCGCTTGTCGATCCCGCGTAGAGCAATCCCGACCATTTGCATCTTGTGAGTGATCGGATCCTCTCTCCATCCTTGGTCATACCTTGCCCACCCCGCTCCGGGCAGTTGAATGACAGCTTGCCCCGTCGGTTTGAGCAACCTTGCTCTGCTTTGCATGGAAAGACCTCTCCTTTCCTGCTCTTCTTCCCGCGTTATCCGCGCCTATGCCTAGACTTCCTGTCCCTTTCTTGGGGCTAGGGGTCTATCTCTCTGCTCCCTCTCTCCTCCTGTGCTGCTGTAGGATGGAAAGAGCCTACTCCCTCCTCCTGGACTTCTTGCGCGAGGGTGAAAGGTGATCTTTGTCCCTTTCCTTGTAATGCCCTAGGGCCCTAGCATGCCCCCCTATGGGGGAATGTAGGGGAGGGGCGAGAAAGAGGCCTTCCTACCCAGCTTCCGCTAGTCCCATCATTTCAGCTCCTCCATCCAGCTCATCCAAGCGATCTGACCTCCTCTCTTGTCCGGGCGATTTCGCTCGACGGCCAACCAGGATCCATCGATTTCCTATCACCTTCCCGGGTCTGTCTCTCGAGCGGTTTCACTCCCCGGGTTCACTCCACCGTTTGGTGAAGGGGGCTCTTTGCGTGCCCCGGCTTCCCAGCGCACAGTCTCCCGGACTGCCTGGGGAGGTCTCCCTTGGTTTCCGCGCCCTGCCCCCTCCTCTTGTGCCGAGCATTTCTACTCACCGTCTTGAGCGGGTCGCTGCAGACAGCTTGTCTACGATCGTATACGTTCTGTCTACAGTTCATCCTTGTCCCCATTTGTCCGCCTACGGTGGACGTTCCCCCGCGGGCGCGAACCAGAGCGTTTGACGCTGCGCGTTCGCACGGGGCGCCCATTGCCCCTCCAGGGACCGCGGCGTCAACCGTAGTCGTTTTGGGTACGATCGTTCTCATTTTGAGTATCACACCCCATGCGTACTGAGTCCCATCCCAAAAGAGGCCTTGTTGGTCCAACAACAGGACTGGTGTCTCTAGGGGGCCGGTGCTCGCGGTGTGGTCCATCCGTTTGCCGGACGAATCCCGCCCGCGCGTACATTGATTCGAGGAGGAAACATGGTGATGTTGATCGCGGCGTTCGTTGTGGCGGCGACCGCGCTCGGACCGATTCTGCTCATCTGGGCGCTCAACACGCTGTTCGGATTGGGGATCCCCCTGACGTGGGGCACGTGGTTTGCGGCGCTCATCGTCGGCGGGGTTACCACGTTGAAGATGAGGGGGTGAACGTGGATACGGACCAGACGCCGGTCGACATTGCGGATGGCGGAGAGTTGTTCTTCGAGATTTACGACGATCTCAGCGTAGAGGACCGGGCCATCGTCCTTGTGTACCTGGCGAGCAAACAGTGGAAGGAAGATGCAAAGCAGTTGCGGAGAGAACTCGAGGAGGAGTGATGGAGAAAACACACGAGATCCGCTTCACCCGCGAACAAGCGGAAGAGGTCCTGTCCCGGGCGGCGCTCAAGTTAGTCCCAGACCGTCCGTCGCGGGCGACTGTCAAGGTGACCATCCGCCCCAGCCGGGAAGTCGTCGTCACGTTCACCTACGAAGAGAAACTCCGTCGTAGGCGATGGACCCCATAGGGAGGGGGCCGTGAGCAATCAGAGCATAGCTGCGTCCGTGTGCCTCCTCGAGAGGGGACATCCGAGCGGTCGCGTCTGTGGAACGTGCCGCCACCGCCGCGAGGACTTCTGCGAAGAACGCTCGAAGGCGAATTGGCGGGGCAAGTGGAAGGAGTTCTTCGTTGGGCCGGAAGACCATTGCCGTCTCTGGAAGCACTACGAAGAGGAACGATGACCAACGCCCTCTTGGCCATGGTCGTCATCCTGGGAGTCTCCCGGATGTTCGTGCTGGATGAAGAGTACCCAGAGCAGCTGTGGGGCACCCTGTACGGCGCCTCGGCGGCCGCGACGCTCTCCCTCGCCGTCTGGGTCCTCATCGAGGCGTGCGGGAAATGACTTGGCCGCAGCGCGCAGTCGCGGTCTCTTTCCTCTCTGCCGCGATCCTGGCCGGGTTGTCCGAATCTGGATCGTACGTGGTGCAGGCTCTCTGTGTGGCTTCGGCGGTTGTCTGCATAGTGCTTTGCGCGTTGTGTTTGTGGAGGTGTTCAGAGGATGAAAGGAGGTCCTGATGGTGCCCGGGAACCTAGCGGCGAACGTGACTGTCAAGCCGAAGATCGAGATCAACCTCGACCTGTCGAGAATAAGCCCGAGACTGGTCCAGCTCGCGATGGAGGAAGTGCTTCCGTGCCTGCTGCGGGCGGCACCGACGAAAATCAACATCCTGTTTCCAGAGAAGAACCCCTATGTGGAATGGACGGTGCCGCAGGAGAACAGGTTCCTTTTCAACGTGACCTTGTCCCTAGAGTAGCGCGCCCGCCACGGCCCCCCGCCGAAGTGTTCAAGCAGGCCGCTCCCGCCGGCACGATCCTTCTCGGCTACCGAGGCAGTGTCGCGCATGGAACCTACGCCCCGCTCTACGGCCCAGGGATCCGCGACGACGTCGACCTCATGGGCGTCATGCTCGGCCCCCTCGGGTCCTACTTCGGCCTCCAGAACTTCGAGCAGATAGAGTTCATGTACGAGGAACCTCTCGGTCGCGTCTGGGACTGCATCACCTACGAGCTCCGGAAGTACGTTCGCCTCCTGCTTGGAGGGAACCCAAACGTCCTCTCCCTGCTTTGGCTCGATTGCGACAAGTACCTCCTGATGTCTCGTGCCGGGGAACGCCTGATTGACAACCGCCGGCTGTTCGTCGGCGCCCAACAAGTCCGCAAGGCCTTCGTCGGCTACGCCTACGGGCAACTCAAGAGGATGAGCCATTTGGCCCCCGATGCTGGCGCTGGGCGCAGGGCCCTGTTCCATCAGTTCGGGTACGACACGAAGAACGCCTCTCACCTCATCCGCCTGCTCCGTATGGGCGTCGAGTACCTCGAGACTGGGATCCTGACCGTGGAGCGTCCCGATGCGGACGAACTCCTTGCCATCAAGAAGGGGGAATGGTCGCTATCTCGAGTGGAGCAGGCCGCAGATGATCTGTTCGGCCGCATTGATGCGGCTACGGGTTCCTCCCCCCTGCCAGAGGAGCCAGACCGTATAGCCGCGGAGCGGATTCTGATGGACATCTTCGAGGAAGAGCTGCTTTGAGCCGGTTTGCCGGCTTGACGCTCGCCGCGAGTACATTGAGATGATCTACCTCCGGCCAGCCGCCTGAGCGGAAGGCGGCGTGCCTCTCTCCAGCGGGGCCCCCGAAGTCCGGGGGCCCCCTCCTTTTGCCGGATGGAGTCTCAAGATCTGTACCTTACATCAAGGGTGGTGGTGATGTTGCGCAGAACCTTCGAGACACTGTGGCCGCGAGGCGATGCCGTAGCCGAGGCGCGTGTAGTTGATGTCGAACAACAACTTGGCGCGGCAGGATGGAGGCTGAACACGAGCAGCCGGGCGTCAGACGTCGGGTGGGTGGCGGGGTATCTTCCGCGAGGCGTCCTCCTCCCTTATTGCAGGGTGTTGGTGTTTGACGACATCTTCGCCGGGCAGGATGCTCTCCCCGGGGCGCCCCTATCTTCGTGCGCCCACGTCGTCATCTCTAGCGACGCCCTGATCTACAACTTCAAGCAGCTCGCTAGATCCGCGCATTGCGAGGCTCGATCTGATGCGGAGGGGATTCTCATACGGGAGATAGCGGAGGACCTCGTGTCAGTTCTCCTCGCGGGGGCTCTCTCCAGGGGCAAGGGAGGAATCCGAGTTGGGTAAGACCATCTTCTACCCTCCGACTGTGTGCTGGTCGAGAGAGTTCCAACGCCCTCACCAAATCATGCGCCTCATGGCGCAAAGAGGATGGACTGTCTTCTGGGGTTCTCCGCGGCTGGAAGACAAGGAGCTGACCGAGCTCGAGAGGAACATCTTCCTTGTCCACGACTGGAGGCGGTGGCTGAAGTCCGTTGACTACCAGGTTGACGTCCTGTACTGGACGCATCCCAGGCAGGCGGAGTTTCCGGACCTCTCTAGGGTCGCGTGCCATGTGTCCTATTTCGAGTCACTTGATGAGTTTCCGGAATGGGATGCCCATGAGCCCTTAGCCCTATCAATGGCTGATGTGGTGTCTGTTGTGTCCGACTACCTGATGAGGAAACAGGCCAAGCGACATCCTCGCGTCTTCATGTCTCGAAACGCGGCGGATCCTTCGGCCTTCTCGGGCGGGGGCATCCAGATTCCAAGCGAGTACAGGAAGCTCGAGCGGCCCATCGCCGGCCTTGTGGGGGTCATCGCCCAGTGGATTGACCTCGAGATCCTCGAGGCGGTCTCCAAGGTTTGCACCGTCGTCCACGTAGGCACTATCTGGGGAGACACCCCAAAAGGCGAGATCCCCCCGTCTGTCCATCTTCTGGGGTACAAAGGCTACTCTGCCCTCGCCCCATACTACAAGGGGCTGGATGTGGGCCTTGTCCCGTTCAAGCTCTCTAAGATTGGCGTGGCGTCGTGTCCGATCAAGACCTACGAGTACCTGGCCGCTGGGCTTCCTGTCGTGTCTACGCCCCTTCCGGAGTCTCTGGTGCTGGCCCCCTTTGTCGTATGTGCCGAGAGGGGTTCCTTCCCCAGAGAGGTATTGAAGGCCGCGAAGTCAAAGAACCCCTACGCTGCGCTGAACCGTGCTGCGTTTGCCAGCCAGAACTCCTGGTCCTCTCGAGTTGATGAGATCGAACGGCAGATCAAGATGGCGTGGGGGCCTCGACGCACGCTGGCCTCGCGGGCCGGCCTTCCGGAACCGCGGGAGCCGAAGACCCCTGTGGGGCGCGCCCCGGAACCGCCCGGACAACAGCGTGTCGGCCGGCGCGATCCCGCACTGCCGCGGCACAGGAGTCGAACGTGAAGCTGCAAATCCTCTCTACGGGCAGCGGCCCCTACGGCGCCATCCACCGCGCCCACATGGCGCCCGTCATTGCCGCCCTGGGGGACAGTGAGATCTTCTGGGACCCCTCTCGTAGAGTCGGCGGGGGGTACAACCAGCCCCTAAAAGGGTTCCTCACTTTTGCTCTAGGGTGGGAGGAGGGACCGGCTGACGTCTTCATGCCACACGGCATCGCGGACAAGAACCTCCGCAATGCCTGGAACATTCAGGGGTTCCGCCAGGCTATCGTTTCCGGCCCTGCGTGGGCGAAGAAGCTCGTCTCCCAGCACAGGGCTTGGGACACGATCTTTATCGGCGGGTACCCGTTCCTCGATCCTGTGTTTGAGAACTGGCCTGTCGCGGCGGGCTCCGTCGTTTGGGCGCCAACGCACTCCAACTCGGCAGTAGACCTCGATGCGGCCTCCGCCGCGATCCAGGGGGCGATGGCTGGACTTCCTTCTTTGCTGTTGGTCGTCTCTAAGCATCCTTACGACCAGGGAGCGGGCGGAGAGTACGGCATGTCTGCCCGGCAAATGGCCGCGGCGAAGGTAGTCATTGCGGACATCGGCTCCACGGCCTACGAGGCAATGGCCCTCGGGAAGCCGGTTGTGTTTCTGGACTTCATGCACGCCGATGGGCAACTCAGTTGGTGGCCGGGCTCGTTTGAGGAGCAGATCTACGCCGAGAAGATTGGGCGCCACGTGGGCAGGCCGGAAGATCTCGCCCCTGCTCTGGCCGATGCGGTCGAGCTCGGACCTACCCCCCACGAGGTTGAGTTCATCGAGCAGATCTTCCCCGCCGCATTGCGCGGCGTCTCGGGGAAGGTCGTTGCAGACAGACTACGCCAACTATGGGAAGCGAAGACGGCCTCCCGCTATTGGTGCGGTGCGGGGTGATGATGAAAACTGATCTGGTCATTGCCGCGGCGCGCGATGCCCGCTCTCTGGCCCTGTGCGCGAGGGGCGTCGCCTGGTCTAACCTCTCGCAGGTCGACCGAGTGGTCGTTCTCGTCAACAACGCAGACGGCACAAACGCCACGATGGACGTGCGACGAAGCGCCGTCGTGCTGAGTCTCGAGCACGGCTGGGATGTTATCGAGTACGCGGGTGATGGTGCCTGCGGGGACGCCTTGGCGTGGTATGTGCGGGGGGCGCCGGCGCAGGGCTTCGTGAAGATCGACTCGGATATGTTCCCCATTCACAGAGGATGGGTTGGCGGCCTCTTACGCGAACTGCGTAACGCAGAACTGGTAAGCGGCATGACCAATGCCAACTGGCATTGCTCTGGCGAGTTCATGCGCGCGCTGGACCGCGATCCATCCCCTCTCCTGTACAAGGATGCTGCGCGCAACATGGAGATCTGGCTTGAAACGCTCTCTCAATGGCAGAAGGTGACAGAAAAGGGTACTTTCCGCGATTTCTATGTCGAGACCCCGGAGTGGATCTCCGGCAATGCTTTCGCGTTCAGTCGAGGCTGGTTCGACTCGATCCCGCCTGAAGCCTGGGCGGGGAAGATGGACGAGGCGGTCATCAACCTGCCGGCAGGCCGACGCGCGCCCGTTCCCGTGATCGGGGAGTCCCTTCTCTTGCACTGGGGGTATGGGCCCGCGACGAGGCAACTGGAACCGATGTGGAATGACGCTTCAGAAAGACTGCTCAAACTGTGGGGTGAAACGTGAGACAACTGACCGCGGTGATTATCCCCGCGAGGGGAGACGGCGAAAGGATCCGCGCACTGAGGGCAGACGGGAACAAACTCCTGCTCCCGTGGGGCAAAGGATATGTAGTCGACGCCTTGCTGGATACGTTCAGCGCAACGCCGGACGAGATCGTGATTGTCACTTTGCCGCAGCACCTTGATGAGCTGGCAAAGGTCGTTGGGGACAGAGCGTCTATTGTTTCTCATCCTCGTGAAGAACGTGACTCGCCCGTTCTCTCCTTGGCTGTCGGGCTCGAGCGCCTGTCTGCCCTCCCGGGCAACGCGAGCGTCGCGGTCCTCTTCTCAGACACGATCCTTGCGAGAGCGGTTCCGCTGACATCACAACAGCCGGAGGCCGACGTCGCCTTCGTCAAGGACGGCTTTCGTTATCAGGTGTGGCGCGGCATGGACTATCTAGCAGGGGCGCAACGGTGGTCCTACCCGCTCGGTGAGCATAAGCCAGCCTTGGCGGCAATCGGAATCTACCGGGCACCTCTTACTCACTGGTCGAAGATCGTATTGCCAGATAAGTGTACTGGTCTAGGCGACATGGACTGGTGGGCGTTCTACCCCAGGGAGGTTCCAGTCGACTCGTGGCATGACGCGGGAACGGTCGAGTCTTACTCGGAGTCTTGCCGCCGCAGCGGGCATGTGGAGTGGGAAACGGGTCGTCAGATGCAGCGGCGCTTTCGGCGTTGGGCGGCAGATCGCTATCTGCCGTGGGCAACAACCTTGAGGGAGGTCGCTTCCTACGATGCGGTGAGGGCCACAAAGATCGGGGGGGTCGAACTGTTCCCGCTCGGGGGTTCCGGCATGATGGAGGCAATGGAAGGGAACAAGAGAACGTGGACCCCCATCCGCAGCGCAAGGCTCCGCTTCAGCGAGATCGGCATGGAGAACGAAGACTCTCTGGATGTCTCCATCCGTTCGGTTATGCTTGACCCTGGCGGCAAGCGGATCGGGGAGGTCTCCGATGTTCGTTTTGTACCCGTCCGTCGAGGGGAGACTCTGTACCGGGCGCGAAGCGGGGAGAAGGTCTATGCGGTACAGCGCAAGGAGGCTGAGTGAGAGCGTTGCTCATAGCGGGAACCAGGCCGGAGATCGTCAAGCTCTACCCCGTGTACCTGGAGTTGATCGCCCGGGGGCACTCCTGCGAACTTGGTTGGTCTGGGCAACAGGCGGACCTGGGGCCGCAGACACTGAACGTCTTCGGGTGGAGGCCGCGGTTCGCGAACAACCGCCCGGACAGAACAGCCGCCAACCGCCTGGTTGATGTCACCTCGGGCGTCCTCGAGTGGGCCACCGCCGCCATCAGGGGGTACGGGCCGGACGTCGTAATCGTTCAGGGGGACACTACGACGACGCTCGCCGGGGCTCTCGCCGCGTTCTACTCGAAAGCACAGTGTGCCCATGTCGAAGCTGGTTTACGCACACATAACCGATGGTCACCCTATCCGGAAGAGATGAACCGGGCCCTCGTCGACCGGCTCTGCGACATCCTGATTCCTCCTACGGAGGAGGCGAGATCAAGGCTCGAGCAGGAGGGGCTCCTCCCGTCAGCGCCTGCTGGGAACACGGAGCTCGACGCGGTGCGGATCATCCTCCAGCGCCGGGCCCTCCGCGAGGTCGGGGAAGGGCCCGTGCTTATCACGGTGCATCGCCGGGAGAACGCCGGGCGCGGAGCGGAGGAGGTTGCCAGGGCGGTTGACCTCCTAGCGGAAGCATCCCCCGAGAGGCGGTTTCTGGCGGTGCGCCACCCCAATGCGGGCCATAATGCGGGCCATTGTGGCCCGTTCGACGCCTTGAATCGGGACAACCTGAAGGTCGTCCCCCCCATGCCGTTTGACGCCTTCGTGGCCGTCCTTTATCACTCCCCGCTGGTCATCACCGACTCGGGGGGGATCCAGGAGTCGGCGGCGTACCTTCACGTCCCGCTTATCGTCTGCCGAGAGTCCACGGAGCGTCCAGAGGGGGTCCAGGCGGGTTGCGCCTGGTTGGTGCCGCCAGAGTCCGGGGCTCTGGCCAGAGCCGCCCTGAGCCTGCTTCGAGAAGACTCCCCAGAACGCGCCGCCATGAAGGCGGCTTCTTGCCCCTATGGGGACGGATACGCCGCAGTTGGGGTAGTTAGCATCTTAGAAAGAGAGGTTCGTGTCCCCGTAGCGCGCTAACCGGCAAACGAGAAGGCCCCCCGAAATGAGGAACGGGGAGCCTTCTTGTTGTATCTGGCGGAGTTTTGCAGTAGAATCAGTTCAGCCGCCAGGCAGGTCTCTCAGGGCGGCTGGAGGGGACCATGGTGAACGTGCGCGCGGTGTTGCCAACGCCCAGGGGGCACGCAGTTCGGACCGACGTCACCCCGCAGCGGGTAATCAACGCCTTTCGGCACTTCGGCTACGCGCCGCCCAAGATGTTCATCAGAGATGACGAAGAAAGGATGCGGAGAGTGTCAGATCCTAAAGCGCTTGATGAGGGACAGACCGTCTACTTTGTCTTCCCTCTTGCAGGCGGCTGCTGACCAAAGAGTCTACGCGGTCGAGGTGCTTGGGGAAGACAGGGTGTCCTTCTTCGAGCGCGAGGGGTTCTTGGCTGTTCAGGGCTCTAACGGTCGTGTCTACTACGTGTTCGACCGTGTCGCGGAGAAGTACCTTCTCTCCCAGCGGGCGCCACACCGCAATACCAGCAAGTGCCCTCCCGAGATTCGCTTTGTCGATCGCTATCCATACTGGTTTGAGGAGAGCTCGGATTGGGTCATCTGGGGCTGGGACAAGGATCTAGCGGAGCGCAAGGTTCTCGAGGAACACTTCTGGATGCTCCACTCGTTCAACCTGCCGCGTCTCGACGAACTCGTTGGCCTCGTGCTCGAGATCGAAGACGACGTGGATGACGTTCTGTCTCGCGCGTGCGATCCGCTGGCGCGCCCCCCGCACTACTCGGAGGCGACAGAAGCCATGCTGGCCCGCATTGGGGCTGCGCTGGACTATGACGCTTACTCTGTCCTGGACTCCCTGTAGGACAGATCGCATCACGCAGCCCCTCCAGTTCTTCCGTCGAGCAGCATTCCTTCAGGTAGGCGATCGCGAGCAGCCAGGCCTCTTCTCGTTCCACGCGCTCGCGGTCCGAAGTTGCCCCTACGTAAGCGCGAATCGCTCGAGCGTGGTCCCCCGGAAGCCCGTCCACGATCTCCCAGAGCCTCTCCCGGGCCACTGTGCCCTCTACGCTGTTTCCGCCTTCGTCTAGGGGCCGGCCGGCGGGCGCGTCCTCGTCGTACTTCTCCTGGAGGATCCCGTGAAGGTGACGGGCCTTTTGGGACTGGAGAGAGCGGACCTCTGTTGCGACTGCGTGCCCCATCAGAAGGTTTGCCCACGATGAGAATCGAACAGTCTTCCCCTCCAGCTCTTTGCAGGGGCGGGAAGGGTCAAAGGTCTTGATCGCCCTCCATAGCGCCACAGACATCACGCACGCGGCCTCGTCCAGAGAGATCTCCCATGAACAAGGCTTGCGTGCATTTTCTCGTTGGGGGCGCGCCCCGCCGTAAGGGGCGGAGAGTTTCCGGGCGAACTTCATCATGCGTCGCGCGTTGTGGCAGTAGAGCTTGGCGACGGCATCCTCATCTCCCGCGGCTGCTTTGGCGGCCAGGTAGGCCTCCTCCCCTGGCGACAGAAGGGGATACCTCGTACAGAGGCCCTCAAGGCCGGCAAACACTGATTTCATGGCTAGTTGCTCCTTGGCGTAACCTTGTATTGCTATGGTGGAGACAGATGAGGCGGTGCGTTTCGACCAACTGACAGCCGAACTTGCGGCTATGTCGGCCAGTGTTACAGCTCGACGCAGGTTGCTGGAGAGCCTAGTGCGCGAGCTGAAACCGGACGTTGCAACAGCCCGAGCGGCAGATCTGCTGATCCGCGAGGCGGATGATCTCGAGCTCGGCCGACGGGCGCATACCGTGGCCCTCCAGATCGAATCGGAGCTAGATAGACTGGATCCTGATACTGGGCTCCTTCTTCGTCTAATCCTCCTTAGAAGCGTACTCGAACACCCGGTCAATCCGGCAGAAAACCCGGCCATCTTGAAGGCCTTGTCCGACGCCGGCAAGGTGTTTGGCGGCGGGCAGAACCGCGGCCCGGTCGCCCCCACGGAGGTAGAGGTCTGATGAAGTGCGCTGCGTGCGGCAAGGACTTGGAGTTTCTCCGCTCCGAACTGAAGTGGCGCAGCACGTCGGAAGACATCTATCAGTGTCGGGGCTGCAAGAAGGTCCTGAAGTTCCCCGGCGGCGGCCGCGATGAGTTCTTCTCCGGCATCCCTGAGCCGAAAGGCCAGGCCGCCGTGATGAGGAAACTGTCTCGTCCGCAGCCATAACATATCCGGAGGGGCTGCCGGTTTCACAGCCAGTCGGGATTCCGCGTAAACCAACCCCATCTGGCAGGAGTCCGCAACCATGAAGAAAGCTCTTCGCGCCGTAACGCTACTCGTCCTGATGGCGGTCCTCGCCGTCTCGCTGGCGGGTTGCTTTGAGAAGCCTGCCGTCATCACCGTCTCCCCGGTCAGGTTCGGGGGCTACCCCAGTGCCACCGCGGGCGGCCTCAAGGTGACCTTCACGGTCGCCGGAGTGGTCGGAGATGTGTATGTAGACTTCGGGGACGGATCCGATTTCGTCATGCTCCCGTCAAGCCGCACAATTAGTCATGTCTTCTGCTACGAAGGCGCGTATGCTGTGACGTTCACCACCGGCAAAGCGCTAGGCAGATCGACTGTGTATGTCCTTAACAACAGGCCAATCGTCTACGTTCCATTCTGGGTTGAGGGGCCCGTGGTCGGCGCAGGCGAGTTCCTGATGTTTGATCTCAGGTACATGGAACGAGGTTGTGCGGGCGGGGGTGCGCCCCTGCGGGCATACGGGGTCGCCCCCGGGCAGGACCAGAACTACATCCGCATCTCGGCGGTAAATGCTCTCGGAAGCAGGATCTCGATCTTCAACGCCGATCGTGTCCTGGTGAACGACATCTGGATTCCCCTGCCGCAGTTCCTCGGGTGTTTCGCTCAGTGGTCGGGGGACACCCCGCGGTTCCCGTTCATCTTCCCGGTGCTCTCTGCGTTGGATACGACAACGCTCGGCTGTGAACCCGTGTGTCCACCGCCTGATGACCCGTGGATTCCGGAAAATCCTGGCCCCAACGACATCGAGATGCGATTCATTCTCGAGGCGCGCAACCAGTGGATGCCGGAAGGTCTCGACTCCTACCCACGACGAGAGTGGGCCATCTACGCCCCGCTCCACAACTGCACCCTTCCCTAGTTAGAGGAGGAAGTCCATGCTGAATGTCTTTACTTGGATCATCGAAAAGGCCACGTCCATACTCAAGACCGGCGCCAGCGCCGTCCTTCCCGCCACGCAGATTGAGGCTGTCGGGGGCAGGCGCGTATGGCTCTGTCTGGTGGGCATGGTGTTCGTCGTCGCCGGCCACTACATCGGCATCCCGGAGTCCCTGCAGTACGCCTGTTTGGGATTGGCGGGGGCATTCGTTGTTGGGCAGTCGGCGGTCGACTACAAGCGGGAATGAAGAAGCGGCGGATCACCCACCTTGTCGTTGGGCTGGAGACCTATCCCGTCGTCTTCGCGCCCGAGCATCTCGCCGCCATCGAGCGGCACGACAAAACGAGTGGGGCGCTAAAGACCTCGGCTGGATACGACGGGCTCGTCTCGTTCAAGTTCGGTGTCGTCCTGCTGAATCCCAACATCAGGGTGACAGAGAACAAACCTCTCCTGGTGTTGGGGCACGAGGCGCTCCACCTCGTCGAGTACGCCGCGGCGACCCCCCTTGGAGAGGAGCCGGTGGACAGGATCTCGCGCGCCTTCCTCACCATGCTTGTCGAATCCGGCATCATAAATCCAGACGAGATCGAGATTGTGGGGATCTCTCCGGAGGAAGCCGGTCTTCCATCTCCGGAGGAATGTGTGGAGATCCTAGGGGTATGAACAATGAGCGGGTCATGGGCATCTCGGGCGTTGGCGCGGGCAATCGACCTTAGCGACCACACTCGAGTAGAGGCAGGTTCGAGTCCTGCCGCCCGCCCAGGGGGCGCTTGGCTTCGACAGGCGCAGTGAAACGAGGAGTGCGCGCAACCACACCAACACGTGTGAACACTCTCAAGTCTCTCTTCGCGCGAGCGAAGGGCGCGGTCCTCGGCCTCGTAGGCTGGCTGACAAACCGCGGCGAACCCGCCTACGCTCCGGTCGCCTGCTTCGCCTAGCGGTCGGTAGCTCTCAGAGGTGAACGCTGGCCAGGCACAAGGCTCGTCGGTTGTGGCGCCTGGCCGCGCTGATTCCAGAGCCGACTACTGCGCGTAGCAACTCGTCGCGAATCTCGTCTGGACGCGGATTCGACCTCCGCCGCCTCCACCAGGAGAACAGGTATTGGGCGAAGACCAATAGGAGGAAAGTGCGTTGGAAAAGGACCGACTGGACGATCTTGTCGATCGGCAAATAGCCTGCGAAAGAACCCTGAATGACCTGGACAAGTCATTGGATGATAGGCTGGAGAAATTGCGCATTGGGGTTGTCGCTGGGATCAAGGAGGAGCTTGCCCCCATACGCAAAGTGCTCTGGGGGGATGGCGACCTCGCGGGGGGATTAGTCGCCCGTGTGGCAATGCAGTGGCGGGTCATGGCGTGGGTGGCGGGTGTCCTCGGAAGCGTTCTCTCGGGTATAGTCGTCTGGGCGACGATCAGGAAGTAGATGCCGGTCCTCAAACTCCATAGCTCATTCTTCGGCGAGCACCCCAAGCAGGACAAGCTGCTGACCTGCGAGGAGCGCTGGCAGGTCGTCGCCGCGGGACGGCGCTTCGGGAAGGGCAACTTCGCTCTACGCAAAGCCGCCAAGATCGGGGCCCTGCATCCTGGATGCCGCATCTGGATCGTTTCGCCCACGTACTCCTTCACCGATCCCATGTGGGATAAGGCTGTGGCGGCGTTTAGCCAGATGAGGGTCGGCGCATCCTCCTTCGTCCAAAAGACGCGCATCAAAGACCGAGACATCGTCTTGTTCAACGGCGCGGAGATCCAGTTCAAGACCTCGGTCGAACCTGACAGCTTACGCGGGGCCGGCGACTTGATGGAGTTCTTGATCGTCGACGAAGCCGCCTACTGCGAGGAAGAGGCCTGGAAAGCGGTCCGCCCGGCGCTGATGGACCACAAGGCGCCAGCCGTGTTCATCTCGACCCCCAACCGGCTCAACCCCAAAAACTGGTTCTACGATCTGTGGCTGAAGGGGCAGACGCACTTGAGCGTTGTCTGCCCGGGTTGCGGGGGCGGGGGGCAGTGCTCCCTGTGCTGCGACAGCGGGTCGGTCCTCATCGAGAACCCCGCGAAGACCGAGGGGTACGCCTCGTGGCAGTTCTCCAGCTACGACAATCCGTACATCGACCCGGCGGAGATCGACGACCTCATTGCCACATCCAACTGGAACAGCCAGGACGTCCGCCGAGAGATCTTCGCCGAGTTTCTTGGAGGCACCGCGGTCATCTTCCCCTATGAGGCGGTCCGAGACTGCATCAAAGGGCAATTCGAGGCGTACACGCCAGGCTGCATGTACGTGATCGGAGTTGACCTGGGCCGCGTGGAATCGCATACCGTGGTTACGGTATTGCGTTTTCCGGCGTCCGATCAAGAGGTCCCCCACGTAGTGCGCATCGAGCGCTTTCAGGGATCGTGGGGCGTGCAGAAACAGCGCATCGCGGACATCGCCAAGCACTACGCGAGCCCTCCCGCTTTCATCGACGCCACAGGCCTTGGCGACCCCCTGCGCCACGAACTAGAGTTGGAACCGTACAACGTCCGCAAGTTGAACCCAGTCAAGTTCAGCGGGACCAGCAAGCCGCAGATCGTAGACGCTCTAGTTGGAGCGGTGAACGGAAGCTCCATCTCCTTCCCGGAGCACGCACAACTCGAGAAGGAGCTCGTCGGCCTGGAGGCCAAGACGACTCCCGGAGGAACGACTACCTACCAGCGCTCAAAGGGCGTCCCTGACGACTGCGTCATGTCTCTTTGTCTTGCCTACTGGGGGTTCCTGACTTTGGGAGGAGGGACGAAAAGAGGAGGTCTCTGGATCCGGGGGATTGGGAGATGACTCTGCGTAACCTTCTAGTGGTCATTCTTTGTCTGTCACTTTGACAGACCGTCAGCTCCGCCTGCAATCGTAAGGGGGTACTTCTGTGGCCAAGCAAGTCCCAGTGAACATCGGCTTTGGCGGCTCCCATCTGGACACCCAGCTCCAAGGAATCCTCGCCGGGTTGGCCGTCGATTCCATGCTCGCCCACGTCAAGATGACGGCTGTCACGGGGGCGTCGGCCGGGAGTGACATCACTCTCGACGGGATCTCCACGGACGACAAGATCCTGTTTGCGGTCATCGTCCACGACATGGCGGCCGCGACGCCGAGTTTCTCCTCTGTCGACATCGCCCAGACGTCCGAGCTTCACGTTGACGACGACGATGTCATCCACTGCTCGGTCGACACGACCGACTGCGAAGTGTTCGTCCTGTGGGTCGACAAGAGCACCGCGCAAGTCAACTAGCGATAGCCCATGGCTGAAGGCTGGAAGAGTCAGATTTTCGTCGGCTCCGGGGAGGCCTCTCCTCCGAGCGACCCTCTGTCCCTGTCGCTCCGCATGACGATGCTGGGGCAGAAGGCGGCTCGACCGAACCGCAAAGGGGAAAACGAGAAACCCCTGCCGGACGCCAACCGCCAAGAGACCGAGAAGTCAGGACCTGAAGTTCTGCCGTGGCCCCACGGAATGGACCCGGCCGAGATTGCCGCCTTGTACGACGAGGACTCTACGCATCATGCTTGCGTGAACCTCAAGGCCGCAGCCCTTCTGAGCAACGGCTACAAGTTTGTCAACCCCAAAGGCAAGTCCAAGGTCCCGCCGGCCATGATCGAGGAGTTCGAGGCCATGTTCCCGGATGGCGTTGAGGACTTTGCCACCGCGGTTGAGCGGGACTTCTGGAGCCTGGGTAACGCCTGGATTGAGGTTGTCCGCAACAACGCCGGCCGGGTAACGGGGGGGGCTGCCAGCGGGCGCGTGGCTGAGCTTCGCCACGTCCCGGCGAGGACAATGTGGGCAGTGAACCCCAAGTTCAAGGAAACGCGGGGCTCCTACGTCCAAGTTGTGGGCGGAGAAGAGGTCTACTTCCGTGCCTTTGGAGACGTAGAGCCGGCTTCTGCCGAGGGGCAGGATGCGGTCAACGAACTCGTCCACCTGAAGAACTACACCCCCTACGATTCGTGGTACGGGATCCCGCCCATCTGGGCCGCCCTGTGCGCCGTGCTGGGGAACAGGCTTTTCGAGCAGCACGCGATGGACTATCTCGAGGACCGCGGCCTAAGCCGCTACCTCCTCGTGATGGACGGCGCCCACATGATGCTCGACGAGAAGGACGAGGCCGTCCTCAACAGTTATATCAACGGCCTCATCTCGAATCGCAACACCAAGCTCATCCTGTTGGGGACTCCCAGTGGGACGAGCTCCACCGTTCATGCACTTCGGGGAGAGGTGAACTTTGACACCCTCGACGTTGTGCGCACGGCGAACCGAGACAGCATCGCCAGGGTGCATAACGTCCCTCCGCGGCTCCTGGGGATCATCGCTTCCGGAGCGCTTGGGGGGGCCTCAGAGGGCGACGTTCAGTTCGAGTATTTCAAGCGCATGTGTGTCCGGCCCCGGCAGAAGGTTTGGAGCAGACTCTTCCAGCAGATATTCTTCGGGCAGGACGCCAAGCGGGCGAAGTGGACTGTCGAGTTCAACGAGCTGGACATCGCAGATTTCCTGCGGTTGATGCAGGCGAACGTGGGGTACATCCGATCGGGCGTCCTGACAGTCAACCAGGTCCTGTCCTCCCTCGGGCATGATGGGATCGGCCCGGCCGGTGATCGGCACATCATCATCGCCGGCGGCACCCCCACCGACCTCGAGCAGATCGGCGCGCTTCCCGCGGCGGCCCCGGGTCCTGGGACGAGCGACCCGGGAGGGAATGACAGCCGCGGCCAAGGTGACGGAAGCGGCGGCGACCAAACCGCCGGTCAGGGTGACCAGTAATGCCTCTTGGGAAGTGGCCGAACTTCGATTCGTGTGTCTCCGGCGTGATGGAAGAGAAGGGATTCTCGCGCGCTCGCGCCGAGAGGTACTGCGGGGCGATCCAACACGCCGTCGAAGGGCAAGCGCACGGGAAGATGTTCGTGCCCGTCGCCTTCGACCAGAAGGCGCTGGAGAAAGATGGGCTGATCTGCGGGTTCGCATCGACGCCCGTCGTGGATTTCGGCGATGAGAAGTTCCGCGATGAGATGCCTGCGCAGATATGGCTGGAGGCCGTTCCTCTGTTCTTCGAGAGAGGGCAGGAGATCAACCTCTTGCACCGTGACATCCCAGCCGGGATCACGGAGCGCGTAGAGATCAGCTCCAAGGGCTTGTGGCTCGCCACCAGGCCGAAGTACGCATACGTCCAAGAGATGGTGCGGCTCGGATTCCTCAAGGGATTCTCTGTCGAATACTTCTACAACCATGAGGACTACGACCTCATCCCGAGCACGAATCCGTTCGACCCGCGCCCTATCCGCCGGTTCAAGCATCTTCTGTTGAAGCGGGTCTCCTACGTAGATGTTCCGATGAACCCAGAGTCTCTCTTCGAGGGAGCCAAGATGAACCTAGATGGTCTCCGCTACGTGTTCGATGATAAGTCGGGCACGTTGACGGTTTTCGTAGATGATCAGGCGACCTTCGCCGAGCTGGCGCGGTTGTTCTCTGGACAACTTGCGGTCACCGCGCAGGTCGTTCCAGACGGAAGAGCGGTGAAGGCGTTCGCCTTCAAGATGGCACAAGGCCCGGATGAATCCGGGACCCCTCGCTCCGGCCCCCTCGCGCGTTTCTTTGGCACTAGAGGGGACAAGAGTGCGGGGACAGACGAGGAGGACACGTTGGACAAGGAGCTCCAGGCGAAGTACGACGCCCTCGCCACGGAGGTTGAGGGCCTCTCGAAGAAGATGAAGGACCTGACCGCCGTGACGCCGGAGGCGCTTACCGCCCTCACCGCGCAGGTTGACGGCCTCAAAGCCGCGCTGACCCCCAAGCAAGGGGAGAAGGCGCTCGCCGAGAGGATTGCCGACCTCGAGAAAGGCGACAAGGGCGCAGACCGCGTGACCGCGCTCGAGACGGGCCTCGCGGAGCAGAAGGCGCTGACGGCGCAAGTCGTGGCCTACCTCGAAGCCCAGAAGGGCGCGAGCACTGCTCTCAAGCCAGTGGCCCCGTCCGTCCCTGACCGCTGGTAGCAGCGCTTCCCGCGCACCGCACTCACCACCTCAAGAGGGGGTAGCACAACCATGAGTCTTGCTAGAGACCAGATCATGCAGAAGTTCCTGAGCTCCGTCATCGGAGCAAACGGGCTTCTGAACGCGACGCAAGCCAAGACGTTCACCGACGAACTCGTCGAGGAGACCGAACTTCTGAAGCTCTGTGATCGCCGGATGACCAATGAAAAGGCGGGTGACTTCTTCAAGATCAACCTTGGGTCGCCCGTGACCGTCGCCGCGTCAGAGGGAACGGAGTACCTCGACGAGACCGGCGAGCCGACGACCTCGAAGTACAGCTACTCTGTGAAGAAGGCGCGCACTCAGTTCGAGTTCACGTCGGAAGACGACGTGTGGACGATTGAGGGGCCGGCCTTCAAGGAGCACGTCGTCCGCCTGTGGGAGCAGCGCATGGCGCTTGACATGGAGAACCTCGCCATAAGCGGTGATGAGTCCCTCTACGCGACTCCGTCGTCCGCTTGGGAGAAGTTGATCGACATCAACGATGGCTGGCTCCATGCCCTCACCACGGCCAACGGTGTCCATATCCTCGACGCGGCCAATGTCACGATTGGCGGAGCGTCCGCGGCCTACCCGAGCCACTCGCTGTTCGCGGCTGCCTATGGGCTCGTCCCGACCAAGTACCTGAAGTTCGCGCGGCAGAACTACCGCTGGATCACCAGCCCGCACGTCATTCAGGACTACCTGCACTGGCTCGCTTCCCGGCAGACCTCGCTTGGCGATGCGATCCTCCAGGGGCGGGCAGAGTTGACCCCGGAGCGGATTCCGTTCCTCGACGTGTCAGCGTTCCCCGAGGATCTCGGAGAAAACGACGACCAGTGCGTCGTCGTGCTCGCGGATCCGAAGGCGTTCGTGTGGATGGTTCACCGCGAGATGAAGCTCCTGAACCGCTACGTTCAGGAGAAGGACTCGTACCGCTACACCGGGTACACGTACTCCGACTTCATCGTCACGAACTACTCCTCGATTGTCAAGGTCGTGAACGTCGAGCGCAACACCGACTTTGCGGTTGAAGAGGAAAGCTAGGCCTCAATGAAGTGTGAGGCCCTAAAGGGCGATGGGGCGCAGTGCCGGGCGAACGCCGTCGCTGGATCACCCAGCGGCGGGCGCTTCTGTGCCTACCATCAGCAGAAGGCTTTCTCTCCTGTCTCGGAGGCCTCTGCCGGTCCAACCGTCCCCTCCGGCGGGGACGGTCCAGGCGGTGGAGATCCTGTGACGGGTGAAGTCACGGGCGAGGATGGGGGCGAGATGGTTCAAGTCAGGACCGACAACGAACGGTTCAGGATCCGCTTCCTTGGCTCGGGAAGTTACGGGCTGATGAAGGAGAGGATCACGCTCCACCAGGGCGACTACGCCGAGGTCGATCGAGAAACTCGCGACCGCCTCTTGGAGCAGGAGCCGGACGTGTTTGAGGAGGCGTAACTGTGCCCCTCGTCGAGCTCGAGGAGTTCAAGGCCTCAATCTACTGGGACTCCAAACGCACCGTCACTGATGCCCAGGCGCAGCAGGCGCTCGACTTCGGAGAGGATCGCTTCCTGAAAAGGACGTTCCGCAAGAGGTTGGGCTACTGGTTCGATCCGGTAGAGACGACGCTTACACTGCATGGCACTGGACTCCCCATGCTCCGCTGCATCTACCCGATCCTGCGCCTGGACTCGGTGATCGTCGACGGGGTGGACATCACAGATGGCGTGACCTTTAACGGACATTTCATGTACCGCTCGGCCCAACTTACGTTTGGGGGCGTCCCGAACACAGATGGCTATGTCACCTACGGCAACGTGGTCATCGAAGGCGCGTTTGGCGACCCGTCCCTGGAACGCGGGGAGTCCCTGCCCACTCCGGATGAGGATGACTTGACGCCGGTAGTCCCGTGGGACGTGAAGGACTGCGTCATGCGCATGGCGTGGCACCAACTCCGTCGCGAGCGGCAGGTGGCCGAGATGATCGACGACCGCCGTGGCGCAGCCCAGACGCAAGTCGCAGACCTGGCCGGAGATCGGCAGGTCAACGACACGATAGCGGCCTGGACAGTCAAGGAATACTCAAGCGCGTTCGACATCAGGTAGTCATCGTGGAGAAACCGCTTCCGTCCTCCTATCAGTTCCACGGCCCTGTGCCGAAACTTCGTGGCGGGCTCTTCCTGGTGAATGACCCGAAGGGGACCAAGCCTCTCACTTGGGCCTACGGGGAAAGGATCCTATCGAATCTCGTGCGCCCGCAGACGGCGCCGACGGAGAGGTACAAGGCCTACGAGAACCTTCTCCTCCAGATTGGGAAGCTCGCTAAACGGACGTACATCGCGGCGGCCAAGGCGGGGAAGGCAAACGATCCCGAGCGCCCGCTGGCCCAGATGACCCAGGACTTGCGCAAGGCCGAGGGTCATGCCCCCGACACGTTCCTGCATGACGACGGGCGGCTTCTTGAGAACATGGAGGTTGAGCTCGCCAAGGGATCCCCCGGCCGTAGCGGGTACGCGGGCGTCCAGATCGTCCCCGGATCGGGCCGGGGCTCTCATGGCAAGATGGAGCAGTTCCGGCTCTTCTCCATCCTGTGCCAAGAAGGCCTGGTCCTGTATGCCGACCAGATGGACCCAGAGAAGCTCCGGAAGTTGCTCGCCTGGCGATTCTGGAAGTTCCCCGTAGAGAAAATGCCCGTGCTGTTTGGGGAGAAACTGGAACGCGAGAAGCGCAGCGGGAAGATCGCGCCAGGGGCCTATGACGCCGACGACATGGTCGCCGCCGGGTACTTCAGGACGAAGAAGGGCGGATGGTATCCGACCCAAAGACTGCGGCAGTTTCGCAAGGCGATGCAGAAGATCGACGCCGAGAAGGCCAAAGGCCGGAAGTTGGTCTTGCTCATCCCCCCAAGGCCGATGTTCTCCAGTGAGATCGTAGCCGAGCTCGACAAGACCATCGGCGATGCTCTGCGACGCTGGCATCGCGAGGCGGTCAGGATTGCAGTGCACGCCCTCGGCTATCAGGTCTGGACCTCTGCGTCTTCTCGTAAGCAGCTCGCCGACATGAGAGCCATCGACGTCGATACCGCGAGGGAGTTCTAGTGCCCGATCGAGTCACTCTTGAACAGTTCAAGGAGGCCCTAGGCTCTGCCCTGGATGCCGTTCTGGACGGGGTCGAGTTTGACGTTCCGATCGCGGAATACTCGGACATTCGCAAGCTGCAAGTCCTGGGAGACCTGCCCCGCGTAATCTTTTGTTGGGCTCTGAAACACGCGCCAGAGTTAGTGCTCAACATAGACAAGGAGATCGACGAGTCTCCAACGCCGGGGACCGTCACCTACACCGAGCGCATCCCTCACCGGATGGAGGTGTACATCAAGATCGCCTCGGACACCCAACGCGAGGCGGGTGCGATGCGGGACGCGATTCTCGCCGGTCTGGGGAAGGCCCCTTGCGTTGAGAGTATCCCCCTCTACTACGTGGGCCACAGCGACGAGGCCAACGAGTTTGATGGAGGAGTCTTCCAGTACACGTTCGTCTACAGCGGCTCGATCTTCCTCACCGGTCACTCCGTGACCGGGCCGATGGTGACGGGCGCCGCGCTGAAGATCTACGTCGCTCCAAAGATGGCCCTTCCAGAGGATCCCGAGGAAGACGACGTCCTGGACGTGACAACCACCGAAGAGGCCCTTGAGGAGATCAGTCCTGCATAGCGGCCGCACCACATCCAAGGAGACAAGCAATGCACACGGTGAAAAACCCCAAGAGGGAGTTGCGGGTCATCAACCTGCCTACGAGGACCCTCTACCTGGCAGCCAGGGAGATAGTGGACCTCACGGACGAAGAGTACACCTGCCGGGACGTGCGCGCCCTGTTCAGGGTTGGTCTCCTGAGAGATGTCGGAGGTGACCGCTAGTGCCGGGGAACGAGAGATACCGCGCTCCAGGCGTTTATACCAGCGAAGTCCCGGTCGGCGGAGAGCCCCTTCAGCCCGCTGGGAGTTCTGCTGCTGCGATGATCGGAACAGCCGGGTGGGGGCCGATGGGGGCGTACACCTTCATCTCGAGTTGGACTAACTTCGTGAGGAAGTTCGGGAATGACGGCGGCTACCTCGCCCAAGGCGCCCGCAACTTCTTCCGCATGGGCGGGACGAGACTGTACGTCGTCCGCACCTGCCACTATGAGGACCTGACTAGTCCGATCAGCGCCACTGCGGTCAAGTCCGAGATTGTGGTCATGTCCAACGAGGCCACGCCGGCAGAGTTGTTCACTGTGACGGCGCTCTACCCGGGCACGTTCGGAGACAACCTTGTCGCGCGCATGGAAGACGTCGACGCCGAGGGCGAGACGTTCTCCCTGGAGATCTACCAGGAGGTCGGCGACAAGCTGGCCCTCCTGGAGAGTTATCGCAGCCTGTCACTAGATGACGAATCGGCGCAGTTTGCCGAGGACGTCATCAACGCTCGGTCGAAGTACATCGAAATCGAGGTAGCTGGCGACAGCGTCGAGCACCTCGCCGATGACACCGAGTGGGACCTAACGGGCGGAGACGATGGGTTAGCCGAGATCAACGACGAGGATTACGTGGGCGACGACGCCGGGTCGACCGGGCTGTACGCTCTCGACACCGTTCCCGAGCTGTTGACGATCCTCCATCCGGGCATCACCTCCAATTCGGTCATTGTGGACGGGCAACAGTATGTCCGCGACTCCGTCGACCGGCGCGGGTGCGACATCTACATCTTCGACCTGCCCGTGGGGTACGACCCGCAGGAGGCGCTAGACTTCGTCGGCAACGAACTGATGTCGACCAGCTACGAGGCCTGCTACTTCCCGTGGGGCGTCGAGGGCAGCGCGACTGTGCCGATGGCCCCGTTCATGGCTGGCGTCTACGCCAAGAACGACTTTGAGTACGGCGTGTGGTGCGCCCCGGCGGGCACGAAATACAGCCTGCCGCTGACGGACCTCATGTACGACCTGTCGTTTGGCGACATCCAGCTCCTGAACCCGTATGGGATCAACTGCATCCGCCGGCTGTTCATGGAGGGATTCGTGCCCTGGGGGGTGCGAACCCTGGAAGTCAACTCGCACTTCCGCTACCTGAACGTGCGGCGGTTCGTGAACGTCATCAAGAAGACTCTCCAGTCCGGAGCCAACCAGTTCGTGTTCGAGCTGAACGGGCCGGCCCTGTGGGTCCGCATTGAGGACACGGCGCGAATGTTGATGATGTTCTTCCACTCGCTGGGAGCTTTTGCCGGCGCGACACCGGCCAAGAGTTTCTACTGCAAGTGCGACGAGGAGACGAACCCGCCCGAGCTCATCGACCAGGGGATTGTGACCTGCGTCATCGGGATTTGTCCGGCAAAGCCGGCCGAGTTCGTCGAGTTCGAGATTCGTCTCTACAACCACGGAGTGCTTCCAATCGCAACCACCCCTGGAGAGTAGGTGATCGCCCATGAGTGACGACACGAACGAGAGAAGGGCTCGAAAGGGCCTCTTCACCCTCTCTGTGGTGGGGAAGCCTGGTGAGCATAAGCTCCAGTCCGTCTCCGGTTTCCGGCAAGCGATCGACCTGATCGAGGGCGCGTCCGAGTCAACGCGCATCGACAAGTTCGACCTGCCGTCTCAACTGAACATGGAGGCGCTCACGCTGCGCGAAGCCCCGTTTGCGGGCTGTGGCGACCAACCGGAAGGCAACTTCTTCTTCTCGCTGTACCTCAACGGGACGGAGGTCGCTCACGTTCGTAGTGTGTCCGGCCTTGGAGTGAACTGGGCGGTCAGCGAGAACCGCGAGTCGACCGTCCTCAACGTCCAGAAGCTCTTCACCAAGCGCACCACGCCTGAGATCACCATCAAGCAGGTCATTGAGCTATCAGAGGGGGACGCCCTATTCGATGAGATTGCCAAGATGGGCACGTACCAGGGCCCGGGAAGGGCGTTCTCTGTCGTGGGTGGGGCAACGTGCGCGTACCGCGGAGACTGGAAGATCTCTCTGAAGAAGAGAGACGGGAGCGAGGTCGCGAGCTGGACCATCTACCAGGCGTTCCCGAACTCCTACACTCCGTTTGACGATCTGGACGCAACGTCTGATGACGTGGCGCTTCGGACCCTAACCCTCAGATCCTCACCCGCCTTCGGGACGATCAACATCGAAGAGCGGGTTTCTTCCTGGCCCGGCGGCGGGCAGATTGTCAGCCCGGACTTCCTTCTGTGGGTGTCCTCGGCGTTCAACCTGCCGACCCGGCAAACCCTCGTGCTCAACCTGTACCACCCCGACGCTCTGCCCGGAGCGGGCGAGCCCGTGAAGCGGTGGAAGCTGTTCAACTGCTGGCCGTCCACAGTGACGTACCAGGATCTCGATGCCGGCTCTCCCGCGCTCTGCACGCGCGAAGTCGGGATCGCCTACGACGGCTACATTCCCGTGTAGCCGCACCTTAGACCCTCCATCTCCTCCACCACCAGCGGGGCAGGCCGGGCAACCGACCTGCCCCTGCTTTGATCCCAATCGGTAAAGGAGTCCAGCCATGGCCAAGTCATTCACCTTGCCTGTAGGCCTTCTCGAGGAAGGCGTTCTTCGGACGCAGGTCGAGATCAATATCCCTACCGCGCGCACCCTGAAGCGCGTGCGTGATGCCCTTCTTGGCGAGAAGGGGCGCCTCAACCCCGAGGTCTACATGGTCGCCTTGCGCGAGAGCGTGGCTTCCCTGGAGGGAGGTCCGGTGACCGACGCGCGGCTCCATGCGTTGGCCTGGGTTGACGCGGAGTTCATCTACTACCAGGCGGCCCGCCTCGAGTTTGACGAGCCGGATCCGGAGATCCCGATCGTCTGCTCGTCCTGCGATCGCTTCATCAAGGTCCGTTTCCCATTTAACAGTGTACGCATCGTCGACCTGTCTGACCCGGAGTGCAAGTCGGCGTTCGCCAACTCGACGCGCACCATCTCGTTTGCGCTCGGTGAGCCGATCACTACGCTCGATCTCGCCAAGACGCCCGTGAGCGCTGGGTCTATCGGCCTGCTCACCGTCAAACAGCAACTCGACCTCCAGCGCAAGGGGACCAAGATCGGCACGGCAATGCTCGAGTCGATCTTCGGGGCGATCGCGGAGTTGGGCGGGCGCCCGCGCGGGTCGTTCGCCCTAGCGGACATCGAGGGGATGCTCTCCTCGGACATCAAGAAGATCGAGCGCACGTACAACGCGAACATCCCGGGCGTCTTCCCGCCGACCGACATCACCTGCCCGTCATGCGAGAAGCCTCTCTCGTTCACTACGATCGACTGGGTGACCGACTTCTTGGCGGGGCATCGGGCGTAGGGAGATCGGAGGGCGGCACTCTCTACGCGATTCTTGTGCCCTTCTATGGGACGCCTGTTTTGGAGACCGAAGATCACATCCTCTGTACAACCTACCACGGATGGACCATTGACGACTGCGACAACCTCCCCCTGCCCGTGCGACGGATGCACATGAAGATGATCCAGGCGGATCGCGAGCGCGAGGCGGCGATGGCCGAGGAGCTAAAGCACAAGTAATGCGTGTTACCCGGCACTACCTCACAGAAGGCCCGATGTCGTTCCTAGACATCACCGGGGGTGTCGCAGCGGAACTCTTGGAGTCCGGGGTCGACTGCGGCATCGCCGTCATCTCGTCCCGGCACACCACCGCGGCGATCCTCGTCCAAGAGAACGAGCGGGGGCTCCTCCGAGACCTCGCCGCCGTTCTCGAGCGCACAGTCCCCCAGACTGCTCAGTACAGCCACAATGACCTCCAAGGGGAACTCCCCAACGGACACGCCCACTGTCGGGCTATCTTTCTGCCAACGAGCGTAGTCCTGCCAGTTTCCTTCGGCCAACTCGTCCTCGGCCGCTGGCAAAGCATCCTCCTCGTCGAGCTCGACACCTCCCGCCCCCGCGACATCGACATCACCATCATCCCAGCGTAGGAGTCACCAATGCCCAGCGGGATTGGCACCGACCTTCTCTGCCGCGTCTTCCTGGGTGCGGTAGACCAGGGGGCCAGCACCGGTATCAACAACGTGACCACGGCCCTAAACCGTTACAACACGGCTATCGGTCAGGGGGCTGGGGCTCAAAAGCAAGCTACTGCTGTTGCCATGAGCCAGTCGAAGGTCATGCGGGACTCCGCTCAGTCGTCCTTCCGGTACACCTTCTACGCACTGATGGCGTTGCGCGCAGGACAGGCCCTTCTGTCTCGCGTATTCATCAAGGGGCTGGCGGAGAACGCCGCCACCTACGAACACGCCTTCGTGCGCACCGGGGCTATCCTCCAAGCGACATCCGAGCAGATGGCCGAGTTGCGTAAGCAGGCCTACGACCTGCCGACGCGCCTTCCGTTTGGCTCGAGCGACGTCGCCGAAGCCCAGAAGATCCTCGGCCAGTCCGGACGAAGCCAAGCCGAGATCCTTCAGATGGTGGAGAGT